AAACCTTTGCATCACTTCCATGCTCATTCTTTATTTGAGTTGCTCTACCTTCTTCGTATGCTTGAGTCATTACATAATCTGAAATACGTCCAAAATCTCGTGCCCAATCACCAGTTCTGTGTCCAATATTTGAAACAAGATTTGCACGTGCTCCTCTGTTCTGAATATTTTTAACAGATTCCTCGGTTATAATAGATTCGTAATTTGCTCTTTGTGCCATATCTGCTTCAATCACCAATTGACCAGTTGCCATATTGATTCGATTACCAAGTCCTCTTATATCTGACGCTGCTTGACGTTGTGCAATTTCTTTTGCCGTTTTTTCTACTGGTGATAAAGGTAAATATTGACCACTTCGCATGAATGCTTCAAATTCTTCGTATTTCATATTGTTTGACCTTTTATGGCCAATTGCTGATGATAACATTCCCCAACTGAACATTTCATCAAAAGGTGTCATTGTAATATCATCCAAAGTTACACCTGCTGATTTTAATAGTTTTAATTCTGCATTAGAAAGCATTTCAGGGCCTATTTGAGTTGCAATAAATATAACATGTTGCAAATCAATTATGCCTCTTAAACTCTCTATTTGGTCAGGTGTGAACACAGTTTACTTTTTTGTTTTATTAAAATCATCATACCTTGATTGCATTTCTGCTTCAATATCCTTCATTGTTTTAGAAGGCTCGCCATTTTCAATTCCTCTTGAAAGTGTAGCGTATAGTTCATCAAGCTCTTTATTTGAAAAAGCCTTTAAACCTTTTTCTTTTATTTTGATTGGGTCAATCATTTTATTAATCGTTAGGGTTTATTTTTCGTGGAAAGGTAGTTGCAATAACATTACTTAATGCAGTCTGTTCATCCTGTCCAGTCTGTTCTGCAAATTGATACTGTTTTGCAATCTTAGTAAATGTTCGCATATTCAAATCGTCAGTTTCAATTTTGCGAATATATTTCTGCATAAAATGTAATGCTTTTTCTCTATTTTCTTTTGTTACTTCGATTCTATTACCTTTAGAATCTTTAAATTTAGAGCGATACATAATTGACTCAACCTTATCTATTGTTTCCTGACGAGTCATTGTTAAATCAATTAAATCTGCACGAGAACGTAAAGGTTGAGGTATGTTTTTTGATTTATAGTTTGATATGAAAACAATCTGTCCATTGAACTTAAATGTTTTAGGTAAGTTCCATTTAGGTACAGGGTTACCTTTATTATCGGTCCTTCTTTGTGCACCTCGTATACCTGCGTATCCTGTCGTTAGACTTCCTTTTCCTTCCCACGATATTGTTCCATCGCCTGTAGTATCAAGTGCTCCTTTCAATACGTTTACGCCATCATCATTTTTAAGAACAGAATCACAATCGTCAAACACAATTAATTTGCCATTATGTTCTTGCATTAATTCAAACATACGAGTTGCAGATAATTTACCTGAAACAACTATATAATCGTATTTGTCTTTTTTCAAAAATCTGTCGCCAGTTTGAGGATTTATACCAATATGTGAATCTTCACCATCCTCTGTTTGTACTTCCAATGGTCCTTCAGCTTCAGATACATCGTCAAGTGCTGGGTTTAAATCTGCTTTTCGCATTTTTAATCTTGAAAACACACCTTCATCTTCATCAAGTAATGTGTATGTTTTTCCAACGCCTCCGGAACCGTATGCAAACATTGACTTTGAAATTCCGCATGCAATCATAGTGCCGTTATTTGCGTATGAATCCCAACGTGCTTGTATTGGAATATCAGGTATTTCAACACCGTTTAATTCGATTGGTGTATTTCCGTTTTCATCAGCAGAATCATTATTTGTTCGTGTTGAACTTTGAGTAGCGTTACCAAACTCACCTTGCTTCTTTGCTTTATTGATATAATCAATAGTTGCAGATAAAGGTGTACCTGTTAAATTCACTATTTCGTGAATATGTAAACCGTTTTTGAATAACTCTATTGATTTACGCTGGTTTGTATCTGAACTTTTTAATATTTTATTACAATTTTTTGTGAGTGTTTCAGGTGTTTCACTCTTTCTTACTGACTGGTAAATGTGAGTATCGTTGAATATTCCAAGGCCTTGAACTTTAGACGCTCCACCTTTTTTATCATTCGCCATATTTTGTGCGTCTTTTTTATCAACGTCACCTTCCTCAACCTTACTTCGTTTTTCACCACCACCTACAGGCTCCCATCCATCATATACTTTTTTAAACTGTTTTCCACCCCAAGTTCTTACTTCACCAATAGCGGCTTTTTTACCTTTTTCCAGTTCATTACATATTGCTTTTGTGATAACATATTTATCATCAATAAACATAGATGCTATTTTTGACCTTTGTAATTCGTCAAATTTTAAACTATTTTCCATTGTTGTTGGGTTTTATATCACTAATTGTATGTGCCAAATTTACAAAAATATTTTGTAAACATTTTTTATAGCCTTGCTTAAATTTTTCTTCAATACTAACATTAACGTTATAAGGTGCTCTGTCTTTATATTCTGCTTTTTTTATTACCTTTTTTGTCATATTATTTTATGCTTTTTTCCATAAAACTGTCAAATGCTTTTTTGAACGGGTCTTGTTCTTTTTCATTTGCATAACTAAACTCACTTGTATCTGGTAACTCGTTACTGAATTGTTGTGAATCATCAGGATTTTCATTTTGCATTGCTTGATTACTTTCTGTATTGCCTTGCTTTTCTTGCTGTTTTTGTGACCACATTTGAAAGTAATACGGATTTAATATAATATCATCGTCGTCTTTTGGAAGAGCGGTTAAACCATGTTTTAATCGAATTTCTTTTAATGACATAAAAGTACCTGCTTTTGCAATATCCAAATCTACGGCTTCTTTTTCAGATTCCGGATTTAAACCTACAAATTTTAATTCGTAGTTTTCATCAAGTGCATTTACTATATATTTATTCAACTTATGCTCAATCATTTTTAACAATGGTGTTAAACCTTTGTCTTTTGAATATTTTAATCTTGCTTCGTTGTTTCCTTCAAACATTGGTTTGGCATCAGCAGAACCTTGCATTGGAAAACCTATTTCGGAAGGGTCAATTTTATATGAAGCACAAGCAAGTTTGATTAAATACTCTTGCCATTTTGTAAACTCCATATCTCGATTGTTCCTTTGCAGGTCAATCCATTCCATTTTGTCTGCTTCAATAATTGGTGTTTTCCAAGCATTCTGAACTCCAGCTACCATTCCTGACCACTGTTGTCTAAATTCTTGTAACCTTGATTCATTTATTGAACCGTTTACTTTAATGATACCTTTAGGTGCACTTCCTTGCGAGAAAAATTTTCCGTTATATGTATCTGAATAAAGCATCCATGTAACTATATTGATAATATTTTCAAGTTCTGAAATGCCATATCCGTTCAATCTAACGTCCGTATAAAAGTTCCTTATACCAAAACATAACTCCCACGGATAAAACTCCGCTATACGTTGATTTTGGAATATCTGAACGTATGAAGGGTAGTAACCATTAATTGCAACTTTACTTTCTTTCTTATATTCATCATCGTCATACGAATCCGATAATCTGAAAGTAGCTCCATCAGTCGCAATAAACTCTTCAGGTTTACCTTTACGATTACGAACAATTTCAAAAGTCATTTGGTCAAGTTCTAATGAATCCCTTGTAATTTTTCGTAAGAACGTATCGAATGAATCACCATGCCAGGAATTTGACGATGTTCCGCAATTAATAATAAAATCTGTGATGTATTTTATTGTTGCTTCATCTTGCTTTGAAATTTTTTCCTCTTCGTCTTTTATTAAATAACCTTTTTTCTTTTTAATTATAAAACCCATACCTTTTTCATCATACGCTGGCTCTGAAAAACAAGCAACCTGTTCAACACGTGTTGATATGATTGAGTTCATTATCGGTGTACGACCCATATTTCTTAAGGTTGTATATGATAATGATGTTTGTTTATCTTTAAAACCCATTTGACGAGTGAACTCCCAAGGGTCAAATATGTAAGATTTTATTTGTGTATCACCCCTTTTATCAACATCTTTAAAATACTTAGCTGCCTCGATAATTTTATCAGGGTCGGAAGATTGCATTGCTTTTGTCAAAATAAGGTTTTTCTGAATATCAAGTTTTAGTTGAAGTTCAGATAACGCAGTAATTGATGTTGGGAGTTTTATTTTACTATCCATTATTTTAAAGGCTTTTTATTTTCATTGGCCATTGTTGATACGTTTGGACTATTTGAAAAATGCTGATTGAAATTTTCTAACAGTTCATCTTGTGTATTAAACCTTTTTGTAGGTTTTTGTTTTGCTTCAGGTTTTACTTGCGATTTTTTTTTAGGTGTTTTTTCTTCTTTTTCAGTTGTTACATAATACGATAAATGATTTTCTAAGTCCTTCACTGCTTCTTTATACGATGTTCCTATACCTACTATTCCATTTCCCTCCCCATTATCAGAGTCCCCCCAAACTTTCCATTTTTTTCCACTTTGTTTTGGGTTGTATTTATGTGTTATCACTCCACCTTTTATTTTTTCACCAGTTTTATCAAAATCAATTTTTGTTTGATTTGCAGTTACTACTGGCTCCCCTGAATGGTGATGTGTTTGTAAATGACCGTGAGTACTAACAGGTTTCCAACCATCAGCAGTTTTTACATTTTTACCTGATTTATCAAGTTGTCCAATTAAGAACTTTTTTGCTTTTTCAATATTGTTATCTTCAATACCAAACGATTTTAGTATGTTATTACCTTGTTTAGGTAAATTTATAAATTCCATAGTATATGGTATTAAAATCCTAAAGTAGTTGCTTGTTTAACAGAAAGGTTATAAACCTTTGCATCTTCAAAATTATTAATCATTGTATTGATTAATGATACTTCACTTTCACATCTTGCGATTTTTTCAACGCAACGATTATATTCCTGTTTTGAATCACATACAATACGCGCTTCAGATTTAATTTCAATGCCGTCTAACGACTTTTCAGTCTGTTCATTGCAATAACATTCATTCCAAGGATATTTTAACAACAGAGTGTTTGTTTTAATTCCATCCGTAACATAATCATCAAGTTTTTCAGTAGGTTCGCTTCCTGCTTTTTCTTTCAATACTTCAGCTTTTGATTTTAAAGTTGAAATTTCAGATAACTCAGCATCCTTTATTGTGATTAGTTTTTCTTTTATTTCAGCACCTTTTTTATTTACTTTAAGGTTTTCAGAATAACCAAATTGACTTCCAATATGGGATTTGATTAATTCGTCACGCGATATTGATTTGGAAAGTTCATTGTTCACATCTTCGGATTTTTTTAATGTTACTTTTTTATCTGGTGATGCATTTATAAAACTTAAAACCATTTTTTCTGCAGTTTCTTTCGATTTACCCATTCTTGTATAAAAATCAATAGCATCTTTATATCTTATTTTTTGAGCATCGTTTAATGTTTCCTTAGTAATTACGCCAGGTTTTTTTACTTCTGACTCATCAATTTTTTCATCGTCTTTACCGTGAAGCTTATAATATATTTCACTACCACGACTTGTTCTTATTCCATGTTTGAAATTTTGATTTTCTAACTGGTCTTTACCTAATCTGTGGCTTTCGTCATTGTTTTTATTATTACTAACAAGTAATTTACCACCAGTTTGAGAATCTGAACCATTTGTGTATGCTATACTTACTTTACCACCAGATTTTGCATGTTTAATAATTTCTTTTTGTTTATCGTGTGATAAATAATGCCCTCTGTGAAACGGATAATCACGTTTACCTGTTATTGATTCATTCAAATCTTTTACATGTTTGCTATGTTCTACACCTTCTTTAAATTTTTCGTGTCCATGCAATTCCTCAGGAATATCATCAGCATGCATTACAATTCTTTCACCTGTTTTTGAATGAAATTGTG